CTGTAACGATTGCATGGACTGTTGATTCACTTCTGTTTTACGGGCAAGCCTTCTGGAAAGTAGTCGAAGTTTATTCCGAGGACGGACGACCATCTCGCTTTGAGTGGATTGCTAACCATCGAGTAACTGCAACACTAGATAGCACCAATACTTTTGTTAGATCTTATGCAGTCGATGGCACTACTTTGCCAATGGACGGATTGGGATCTTTGATTACTTTCCAATCATTAGGCGATGGCATTCTTAACACTGGAGTTCAGACAATTCGCGCAGCTATCGATGTCCAGAAGTCAGCAGCGATTGCAGCAGCCACTCCAATGAGCACTGGCTTCATCCAGAACTCAGGTGCTGACCTACCACCGGCAGAAGTGCAAGGATTATTAGCGGCATGGAAAAGAGCTCGACAGAATAACTCTACTGCTTATTTAACAAGCACTTTAGATTATAAGACTGTTGGTTTCTCTCCTAAAGACATGATGTACAACGAGGCTATTCAGAATCTTGCTACTGAAATTGCGCGATTATGCAATGTGCCAGCGATCTATGTGTCAGCAGATCAAAACTCAAGTTATACATATCAGAATGTCAATGATGAACGCAAGCAATTTTTAACACTATCTCTACAGCCATTCATTACTGCGATTGAAGATCGCTTGTCAATGGATGATATTACTGCTCGTGGCAATGTAGTTAAGTTCGATATTGATAAGAACTTTCTGCGCACTGATCCACTGCAAGAACTCGCAGTAATTGAAAAACTCCTAGCCCTTAATCTGGTTACCCAGGAACAGGCTATGGAAATGACAGATCTAACACCTAACGGAAGCAATGGTCTAGAATGAACCAAGTAATCACCTTCTCAGCTGATCTCACAGCAGACTCAGCAAGTCGCACAGTATCAGGCAAGATTGTGCCTCTCAATGTCGAAGCAGGATCTACAAATATGGGCAAGGTAATCTTTGCCTCTGGATCTATTGCTATCGAAGATCCTAAAGCAATCAAGTTGCTGAGTCAGCATGATGCTAAGAAGCCATTAGGTCGCATGGTTTCTTTTAGCGAATCAGATAACTCAATCGATGCAGTATTTTCTATCAGTCGCTCTCAGCGCGGTACAGAAGCCCTAATCCTTGCAGAAGAAGGATTGCAGTCAGGTTTAAGCATCGGGGCAGAAGTACTCAAGTCAAAGATCAAGGATGGCGTTACTTATGTATCTGCTGCTCGCTTGGTCGAAGTAAGTTTAGTAACAGAGCCAGCCTTTAAGTCTGCTCAGGTTACTGATATTGCAGCAGAAGAATCTGCTGTAGAAGAAATCACCCAACCAACAGAAAGCGAGACAGCCACCGTGGAAAACACCACTCCAGCAGTCGAAGCAACACCAGTTGAAGCACCAGCGGTTGAAGCTGCTCGCCCAACTGTTTCAGCAGCATACTTCACAAAGCCACGCATTGAAGTAACAGCAGCTAAGTATGCAGAAAACACAATCCGTGCAGCTCTAGGTGACGACAACGCTCGTCAATACCTACGCGCAGCAGATGACACAACAGACAACGCAGGACTTGTTCCAACTCGTCAGTTGTCAGAAATCATCAACCCACTATCTACAACAATCCGTCCTTCAATCGATGCAATCTCTCGTGGAGTATTGCCAGATGCAGGTATGACTTTCGAGATTCCAAAGATCACAGCAGTTCCAACTGTTGCGATTGAGCCAGAAGGCGATGCGTTCAGCGACACAGATCAGAACGCTGCATTCCTATCTGTATCAGTACAGAAGTATGCAGGACAGCAGACATTCTCTGTTGAATTGCTAGATCGTACATCTCCAGCATTCTTTGATGAGCTAGTCCGCAACATGGCAGCAGCTTACGCAAAGGCAACTAACGCAGCAGTTAATGCAGCACTTATCTCAGGTGCAACAGCCGATGCAACAACAACAGTGACATATCCAACAGCAGCAGAATTGCTAGGAATTGTTGCTCGCGGTTCAGCATCAGTTTATGCAGCAACAGCAGGACTACCTAACCCATTCGCTCGCAACATGGTTGTCTCAACAGGACAATGGTCTAACATCATGTCTCTAAACGATGCAGGTCGTCCAATCTACACAGCATCACAGCCAATGAACGCTGGCGGTCAAGTATCACCAACATCACTAACAGGTAATGTTGCAGGACTTAACCTCTATGTAGATCCAACAAATGGTGGCGATGGCGATGGAACTATCCTCATCGTAAACCCAGATGCTTACACATGGTACGAGTCACCAACATACCGCCTACGCGCAGAATCAACAGCTAACGGATCAGTTACAGTTGGTTACTACGGATTCGGTGCTATCGCAACTAAGGTTGGCGCTGGCGCATTCAAGAATAACAAGGCGTAAAAACTCACTAAGTCGCTCTGGGGAGTAGTAGCCCTCTACTCCCCAGAGTCTTGAGAAAGGATCATCATGGCACTTACAACAGTCGCAGAACTCCGTGCAACACTCGGAGTCGGTACTTTGTATCCAGATGCAACCCTTCAAGAAGTATGTGATGCAACGGATGTAGTCCTTCTGCCTATGCTTTGGCAGAACGAGCTTTACAACACTCATCAAAGCCTTACAAACAATGTGGCAACTCTTTACTTTGGTCAAGAGATTTCTAAAGATTTCTATGTAGGACAAAGCATAATCATTACTAAAAACGGAAGCCCATATAACGGCACTAAGACAATCACTGCCATTGGTTCGGGCTCACTTTCATATTCTGCAACTGGAGCAGATCAAGGCACTCATGCCGTCCAGCCTTTTGGAATTGTTGCAGGTACAGTCACTGACTATGCAACTGATACAGCAGTTCAGCAAGCAGCTTTGATGATATCTGTTGAAATCTGGCAAGCGCGTACAGCCACTCTCTCAGGCAGTAACGCTGTAGATTTCCAGCCAAGCCCTTACCGAATGAGCGCACAGCTTCTCGCTAAGGTGCGAGGATTGATCGCGCACTGCTTATCACCTAACTCGATGGTGGGCTGATGCCTGTTGCCGTCACTACTCTTAGGACTACATTAGCAACGGCTTTAGTCGATAACGCTAAGTGGCAGACATTTGCTTTTCCACCTGCAACAGTCCTTGCTAACTCTGTGATTGTTTCTCCAGATGATCCTTATTTGACACCTAGCAACAATCAGCACATCACCATTAGCCCTATGGCTAACTTTAAGATTGTTATGACTGTTCCGCTATTTGACAATGAGGGAAACCTTAACGGGATTGAAGATACTGTTTGCAGCGTGTTCGCAAAGCTCGCAGCATCATCTTTGACCTATAATGTAAGCGCAATAAGCGCACCAAGTATTCTCAACGCTGCATCGGGTGACCTACTCAGCTGCGAGATGTCCGTATCAATCCTAACGAGTTGGAGCTAAACATGTCCGAGTGGGAACAAGAAAACGCTGACTTCCTGAAGAAAATCGGGCAAGTAAGCACACCAGCACCAAAGCCAGTAACTACTAAGAAAGACGAGGAATAATCTCATGGCTGTATTTCTAAATAATAAAGTTGGCGTGAAGATTAACACTGTTGATCTTTCTGACCATGTCACATCAATCACTCTTAACCGCACATTCGATGAGCTAGAAGTAACTGCAATGGGTGACACAGCACACAAGTTCGTTAAGGGCTTGGAAGCATCATCTGTAACAATCGACTTCCTAAACGACACAGCAACAGCAAATGTATTGGCAACACTACAAGCTGCATGGGGTACAACAGTCACTTGTGTATTCCTACAGGAAAAGGGAACAGCAGTATCTGCTACTAACCCTCTTTACACAGTCTCATTGCTAATCAATAACACTACAGACATCAATGGCGCTGTAGGCGATATGGCTACTCAGTCGATCACATTTACTGCTAACTCAACAGTCGCAGTAGCAACTACAGGCACATTCTAAACAAACTATAAAGGGGCAAACTCATGGCAAAACTAAAGATAGTTCGTACAGATGGAAGCGTATTGGAAGGCGAGATCACTCCAGCAGTGGAGTACTCATTCGAGCAGTACGCTAAAAAGGGCTTCCATAAGGCGTTCCGCGATGAAGAAAAGCAGAGCGATGTCTATTGGTTAGCATGGGAAGTAACACGCAGGTCAGGTGAAACTGTTAAGCCTTTCGGGATTGAGTTTATCGAGACACTTAAGAGTGTTGAGGTATTAGACTCAGACCCTTTAGCTTAAAGCGCGATCTTCCGTTCACCTATCTAATTGCTAGGCTAAGCATTAGGTTGGGAATCGCGCCACAGCAGTTGTTGGATCTAGATAAGACCATGCTCGATGCATTAGTGCAAGGGCTCAAGGATGAAGCGAAAGAGGTGAGCGATGCCAACAGAGGTAAAAGGCGCGGTCGCCCTTAGAAAAGCTCTGAGAGAGTTCACACCTGATCTTGCTAAAGAAACTCAGAAAGAAATTGCATCAATCCTTAAGCCAATTACTGTTAAGGCTCGCGGATTCATTCCGTCTAGTGCGCCTTTAAGCGGATGGGCTAAGAGTGGCAATGGCACATGGGGCAATCGAGCGTGGTCATCATCTGAAGCTAAGCGTGGCGTTGGTTATAAAACTTCACCATCGAAGCCTAATCGTTCAGGTTTTCGCGCACTTGCTCGCATCGTTAATGCTTCACCATCTGGCTCTATCTATGAGACTGCTGGTCGATTAAATCCACAAGGCAGACCTCAAGCTCCATTGGTTAAAGTCGTAGCACCTAATCATTCTAATTTTGGAAAGACAATCCGATCAGGATCTAAGGGTGAGTCTGTTAGCAATAACCCTAATGCTGGTCAGCAATTTATTGATGCTATGAGTCGCACTTCACCTATTGTCAATGCTTATCAAAGAGAGACAGGGCAAGCAGGTCGCGCTTCTCGTAAGATGAAGGGTCGCGCAATCTTTCGTGCATGGGCAGAAGATCAAGGCAAGGCGAACGCAGCAGTTATTAAAGCGATTGAAAAGTCTAAAATCGAATTCGAAAAAAGGACACAGGTGAAATAATGGCAGCAGATGTAAAGATTGATATTGCTGCCGAATTTACTGGCAAGAAGGCTTTCAGACAAGCCGAAACAGCAACAGACAAGATGACCAAGAATGTCAAGAAATTGGCAGGGGCATTGGGTCTGGCTTTTGGTGGTCAGGCAATTCTTGCTTATGGAAAGAAAGCAGTTAGAGCAGCAGCAGAAGATGAGAAGGCGCAGAAGCAATTAGCCCTAGCTCTTAAGAATGTTGGACTAGGTCGGGATGCCGCATCTTCTGAGGATTACATCCAAAGATTACAGAGTGAGTTCGGAATTCTTGATGACAAGTTGAGACCCGCGTATCAGACACTAGCGGTCGCAACACAGAACACTAACGAGGCACAAAGACTTCTCAATCTTTCACTAGATATAAGTGCTGCAACTGGCAAAGATTTAGCATCGGTTACAGGAGCGTTAAGTCGTGCATACCTGGGGAATAACGCTGCCCTATCTCGTCTGGGCGTAGGCATTTCAAAGGCAGATCTCAAGGCTGGCAAGTTCGAAGATATCATTGGACAACTTGAAACCACATTCGCAGGAGCTGCAACACAGTCTGCTAATACTTTTCAAGGCTCAATCGATAAGTTAGCAGTTGCATCTGCTAATGCTTCTGAAATTATTGGCACAGGTTTAATTGATGCTCTTAAAGGCTTAGGCGAACAAGATTCAGTCGATAACCTAGCAACTTCCATGCAGAATACAGCGATCTACATTGCCGATGTTATTCGTGGTGTTGGCGAACTGACAGAAAAGTTAAAGTCACTGCCCGGGGTTTCTGGACTGAATGTTGGAATGATTCCAATTCTTGGCACTTATCTAGAGATCTTAAGAGGTATGGGTCAAGTCGCTGCTGGTAGCGGTGTACAGGCACAGGGATTAGCAGATCTAGCCAGACTT